CTAACAAGACACCAGCGCATTTTTTCCCCTCCCGTATATTCTCATTTTACAGGCACTCATCACTTCAATATTGTAACCTTGTTGAATAAGTTCACCGGATTCAATCATTTCATTATCCATTAAAAATAAAATCCGTGTTTCATCACCTAATAATTTAAATGATTTTATTTTTAATTTATTTATTTCAAATTGCTTAACTAGCTGTGTTTCTAATATTTCTTTTTGAGGATGATGAATAAAAAAATAACCGATAGAAATACCCAATAAACCGCCTAAAATTAATAATCTTAATTTTGAAAAACGTTTTAAATAAATACGTGTTAATCGCATAATTTTACTTAACGTTAAAGGTTGTTGATAGCGACCATAAATAGAATAAGGCGGTAAAAGACAATAAACACCCTTATTATAAAAAGAAGAAAACTGTTGTTTGGTATCATAAGCATCATATAAATCTGTACCACGATATATCCAACGTTCAACAACGGGCGATTGAATATTATCGCCATATTTAACTATGCCTAAATGAATTTTTGGCGCGGATACTTTGGCTCCAAAAATAATACTCAATAGTGACCCAATCAATGGAATAGTAAAGCGGTCAAGCCGTCGACAATAAACCACATGCTCGGCTAACGCTTCTCTAGCCTGTTTATCCACTAATGAAATATTTTGCACTAAAAAAATAATATCCCAGCCTAATTTACGGGCATGTAAAAACCAGTCTAAAACAGGCTGACGGCTTTTATCATTCCAGCTGCGGGTATTTAACCAAGTGCCACATTCATCAAGCACTAATAACCCATTTAATTTTTCATCATACGTCTTATTACCACGACCAATAACATTTAAATCAAATAAGGTCGGTTTATCGGGTAAACGATAAATCATTATTTTCTTCGCCATTTTGCCAACAGCGGGCATATTATGGGGTTTTAAATCGATATTTGTTGTCACCGGACAACCCTTTATTAATTTATCCTGAATCTTCGCCACGGAAATTAATGATTTTCCGGAGCCTAATGCCCCTGTAACAAAATAAACCGCCATTTATAAAATCCTATGGGCATAATTTAAAAGCCTTTCTTTTAAATCAAATAAAAAAACCACAATTCGGGTTGACATAATAGCAATAATATAAGCATGAAAATTATCGGGTAAAATCGATGTCATTAAATGGGAAAAATCAGTCGGTAAGTACGTCACTGCAATTTCAATAAAATAACCATACGCAGTTATCATTGTAGTGAGAATAAGCGAAACTAAAGCAGTAACAATTAATCCCGTTCTCGTAATTAATTTAGTCAATAATAATGCGATATAACTTAATGCGAGAGGAATAAAACCCGTTAAATAGCGTAATACTGCCGCAAGTCCTAATAATACTGGCATTAATCACCTCCCTTACGTAACAAAGAGGTCAACGAAGAAAAAACATACCAAAATGTTAATGCCGTCATTACCCACGAAAGTAATGATTTTATTGCGGTTAACTTATCGCACCCAATTCTGATTTCATAAACGTCATCCTCAAAAAGAATAAAATCAGAACACCCCTGACCATTAGGAAAAATAGACACATGACTAAAAATTGAACGCCAAAAAGACCCCTCTTTAATTTCTAACGGACTGGCAATCTTAACCGCTGTATCAAATACCGATTCTCCCTGACCGTATAAAGTCGTATCAGGATCAGCAAAATTACCCGCCCCTCTTAATAAATTATCAAACGACCCAGAAATACTTTTTAATGATTCATCGGTTTTTTTAGTCGCCTCTGAAGTATCCTTACCACTATCATATTCTTCAATTAACGATTTTTTTAACGCTATTTCTACCGCAGAAGCGATATCATCCTCGTCATCTGAACCATTACCACCCGAACCACCGCCGATACTACCGCTTCCTTCATTCCCGCCGGAACCGCCACCCGAACTACTGCCGCCCTCATTCCCACCAGAACCCTCACCCGGATTACCTCCATGACTGCCAGAGCCATTACCTGCACCTTCTTCAACAACTTTACCCGTCGGTTTCCAATCCGCTGCAATAGTACCGTCACCACCACCAACAATTACACCCTTGGCAATATACTGACAACCCTCAAAATTGACATAATAATCACTACCAATTTTATAAGTATTAGAATAAGTCTTTGCTTCTATCGGTTTTGCCAAACAATCCTTTTCATCATCCTTACCCCAATAAAACGTAATACCCCATTTAACATACACAAGCTCTTTACTCGCAGAAGGCACCTTACAACTCTTATCTAACTCATATTTAGTTTGATACCCTTGATTTACAAAACAATCTTTAACACTCTCATAAAAATCTAAAGCCGCATCTTTCGCTTCCGCACATAGCCTGACAGCGCTTTCTTTTTTAGGATCCCAAATAACTTCTAACTCATGATAAGATGTTTCCCACTCAGCATGAGCAAAAAAGGAAATTGAAAATAATAAAAAAATATAAGGCCAGTTGTTCATAAATAACCCCTAAAAGTGGGGGCATTACCCCCCAACAGGCTATTAAACTGCTTTAGAAGAAAATTTCTTAAATAACCGAATTGCCAGCCCTGCGCCAACAACCGCAACGACAACAGGCCAAACCTTACCAATTAAAGTATTCGCCTGAGTGAGCAATGAATCCATCGCCTGACCCGCATAATCCGGTGTCGTAGCTGCACCACCTTCCGCTAACGCCATTCCTGAAAAAAGGAAAAGTGATACCGCGAGATATTTATTTAAAATAAATTCCTTTACGTTAGATAAGAATTTCATACTGAAACCTCCGCTAATTTTTTAAAGACTAAAATGGAGTAAGAAAACCCCCACCCAATAGCAAAAGCCGAGAATAAATAAACGATTTCCATTACCTCTGTCCTCCTGCTATAAATCCAAGACCGAAACATAAAACAATTCCAATCTCGAAAATCAGGTTATATATTTCAGGTAACCCTACTGTTGCCATAGCCATTACCTATTCTGCTAAATCGAGAAACATTTCAACGTTATGACCCGTCGAAGGTTGCCCTGTCTGCTTATCGTGATATCTAAACGAACGCTCAAAACCGGAAATACGGCAAACCAATTCATTCGCTTCTGAATCAATCGCCCCCACACGCCGTTTAGAACGAATTTTTACAACAGGCGGTTTAGAATAAGGGTCAGGAGCGGGTAAAATAACGGTGGTATAAACATGTCCATCATTAGACGTACTGACACGGGTCACTTTTCCACTAATCACCGTTTGATATAAGGGCAATGCAGCCATAATGGTTCACCTTTCTTGATTTAAGCGTTTGCAACTTGTTTAAATGGATAAATATTATTTTGACGTTCAAAAACACTGATTGGCTCGACATACCAGTCAGGACGTTGTTGAGAAAAATCGATATGGATAACTTTATAAAAAGGAATGACGTTAGATTTATCGCCCGTAAGATTTTGTAATTGTGATTTACTGATGCCAATATCAGTTAATAAAGTTAAGTAACGCCAAAAAGTCATTCGACTCATGGAATTAAGAACATTGTAAAATCCTTCATTGACTAAACGGCGATAAAAACCAAATATCCGTTGGGCTTTGGCATAGGAGATATTACCTTTTGGCGTAGTGGAATAATAATGTAATTTTAATCGTTCAAAAATATGTTCATCATCATAAATATTCATTTCCATTCCCCTCAGTGCCGTCAGCAAATCATCAAAACTTTTCATCCACAGATCGTAAATTAAATTAGCCCCACCACGTTCATAGTGTTGTTGATAAAGACAAAGCGCCGAAAAATTAACCGGGATCTGATTATCTTTTAAAAACCGTTTTTTTAATCGCCCTTCTAATCTCAACAGATTATTGGCAAAATCCGTCAGGCGTTTATCATTTAAAATGGCAAACTGATTAAGCAAAACCTCATCATTAGGATTAACCCGTAATTTTCTTTGTATTTCACCTAATCGTTTTGCCAATTCAAACGCTTTATAATAAATACACAATTCCCTGTGTTTAGAGCCACGGTTAAAATAGACGGTGGATTCATAATCGTTTGATTTCGTGGCTTTGGTTTGTCCATGACTAATATTTTTGAAATAGGCAATCACCTGTTTACAAATACTTTCCGTCGGTAATCTTACTGATAAGGTTGTATGAAGCTCAGAAACTTCGGTATTTGCCACATCTAACAAATTAAAAAGATGTGGCATGGAAGCCGCCAGATTGGTGATTAATTCCAAACCACATAATGCAATATTGGTTGAACCAAATACGTTATGCCCTGTAAAAGTTTGGCAGGTGAAGCTTTAAGATTGACACGCGGAAAAATCAAATGGGTTCCCTGATAAATCTTCATGCCCAAACTGGCAAAATGCGTTGGTAACGATTCAAAAGGATGCGCTAATCCCTGAACAGATAAATCCCCTTTTATTTCAAATTCCACATCACGAGCAGACAGGCGAATACCACTTAATTTAGCAATCTGAATAAAATCGATAGAGCCCCCTCCGTGCTCTCTATCACGGGATGTTCTCATCACATACTCGTCTTTAAATGGAATCTGCAATTCAAGGGAATCTATCATTTACAAATCTCAATATTTACATCATGCACACATGATATAAGAAACATTTGCATATTGTAAATACGCATGCGTGAAATGTTGAATAAAAAAAAGATATGATTAGTAACTAAAAGGGGAAATTTGTTATGACATCCAAGAGAGCAGATACAACAGTAAGAATAAACGAAGAAAGAAAGCTAGAACTAAAAAGGAAAATACTAGAAATAGGAAATAAAACAGGAGATATACTAAAACAATCAGAATTAGTAAGTTATCTTATAGATAATTATCTTGATGATGCAGTAAAAGATATAATAGCTAAAAAAACTGTCAGGAAAGCATAG